TTTTCCTCCCTTTATTCCAAGATACCTGATTTCTTTAAGTCATATTCTCCTCACGGAGACATGTGCCTAAGGAAACTCAGTGCTATCAGGGATAAGGAGGGAAAGACTAGAGAAGTTGCGATATTAGATTATTGGTCGCAATCAGCCTTACGGCCTTTGCACCAATATCTATTTCGCGTACTCTCTAGAATTGACCAGGATTGCACTCATGACCAAACCAAGTGGTTAGGGAAACTAGTTCCTCGAAAGGGTTCTAGTTTCCATAGTATCGATTTAACAACAGCTACCGATAGATTTCCGATAGCTATTGAAAAATTGATATTATCAACTTGGTTTGGTAGGGAGTTTGCTAATGCTTGGGAGTCTATTATGATAGGCTTACCCTTTTGGTTTAAACCATTAGATAAATATGTTTATTATCTAACAGGTAATCCAATGGGGGCTTATTCATCTTGGGCTTCCTTTGCTTTAGCGCACCATTTCTTCGTATTCCTGTCCTGCGAGAGGGCAGGCGTACGTTGGAAATCGTGTCCATATATGCTCCTTGGCGACGATATTGTCATTGCTGACGATAAAGTAGCTGAGGAATATATGAAACTCCTTTCAGAGTGGGATATTCCTTTTAATCCAGATAAATCGCATACAAGCTCTAAAGGTTACGAGTTTGCAAAGCAATATATTCTGGATAATAAGAATATCTCCCCTTTCCCAATAGGTGCTCTTTACGAGCGACATGGTTCGACATTTGAATGTCTGGCCATTGTTACTCGTGAGCTTACCTATAAAGATTGGAACTCTGACATATGGGCTTCCTTGAAGAGTTTCCTAAGGATAGTTTTTGGAAAGTCTCGGAATGAAATCCGTAGACAATTCCCTAAACTAAAATTAGGAATATCACTTATGCTCTATCTTCAGGGGAAATCAGATCTAGGTACTTCTTTACAGGAGTACGTAGCTGAAACTACCCACAAGAAGGTAAGTTGGACTGCAATGTCTAGAACTGCATATGAACAATTCATAGCAGCAGACGTTGTAACCAACCTCTTCTTGGAAGTTAGAGACAAAGTGACAGGTAATAATCCATATCCATTAGGCCAATTGGCCGTTGATATGGTTATGGCTATTACCTCTCTCGAGGAGGATGGAATGGATTGCTTTGATAAAATTGAAGCAGTTCCATTTCTGCAAATCTATGGAAGGGCTGAGGAGACATATATTAAGCTCCTTAAACCGACCATAGGTGCTCGACTAATAAGGGACGGTTCTCAAATGAGAGCCGCCCTCGAAATAGTCGACATCCCACTTTCAGATCGAGATTTCTATGTACGTCAAAGAGACGTTATAGTTATCAAGTCTCTGAAAGCGTCCAAAAAGATAGTAGATTTATTGAAGCTTCATATGGTAAGAATAAATAATTACCATAGGAACCCAATTGGTCCATTCTTATTGGATCAAGGAAAGGATTAGATTGCGTTCTCAGGGTTAAAATCCTGGGAGGCAATCGCCTCCAGCTTATGCC